GCGCACGCCGCGCTCTGGAATTTTCGCCCCGCCTCGCTTATCAGGCTCTTACCAGCAAACGCCCCTTTGTTGGGGTGTCGCCAGTACGTGTTCACGCTGGGCGGAAAAGGCAGGATCAGCTTCATACTTTCAGGTCCCTCTCATGTAACCAGTGGGTTGCACGCAGCCTTGCGTTTTCCTCACCGGCAAGCAGTGCGCGGATAATCCCGACCGCCTCGCTGTCGTCGTCCTTCACCGCGGTATGAAGCGTTATCCCCCGGGCCACGCCACGCTTTATCGTGATGACGCCTTTTTTCTCCAGTGCGCGAAGATGCTCCACCGCTGCATTCACTGAACGGTATCCCAGCATGGTTGCCACCTCCTGATTGGTTGGCGGGAAGCCACGTTCTTTCTGATAAGAAATCAGCATATCCAGCACCTGCTGCTGGCATTGAGTTAACGTCGTCATGCCGCCATCTCCCTGACCAGTTTTTCTGCCTGCTGGCGAACCTGCGCCAGAAAGGCCTCACCACATGCCTCAAGTTCATAGCGCCCGATGTAGCTGATTGCCGGTCCCTTCCAGGTCTTGTCGAAAACAGCAATAGCACCAGCGAAGAAAGCGCCTGTCGGCACCTGCTTCTCATCCTTCGGGATAAACCAGGCAGGCAGTTCAAAACCAATACGCCCGCGAATAAAAGCAATATGATCTGCATCTTCCGGCCACCACACTTCGCTGGTGGCAGCTTTGATCAGGAAAACATAGCGCCCGCCTTTATCACGCATGGCACTGGCATGCTTCATGATGTAACGCATGCCGGTGATGTATTGCCCCTCATGCTGACTGGCGCGGCTGTATGGGGGATTACCAAAGGCAGCACCTTTAAGCTCCGCAAGACGTTCTGACCAGTCATGCGCCAGCGCGTTGTCTTCCGCAGTGTAATAAGCGGCACATTTGGCGTTATCACCGTCAGTGAACAGATCCAGAACAAACGGGCCAAACAGGGTGTTAATTCCCCAGAAAATGTTGTCCGGCGTGCGCCACTGATCGCCCACTTCCTTCAGTTCATGGGCTGGTTTGTTCCGCAGCTCCACCAGCGCCTGGCAATATTTATTACTCATTAAGCCCCCACGTAATTCCCTGACAGATACCACTCTTCACCCGATACAGCGCGCTTGCTGCTTTTCCGTAAGCACCGCTCACGACGCGCCAGAAAATTGTTTCGTTCTGGCTGGGAGTGGCTTTCACGGAATGCCGCCATCCACACCGTTGCAGCACGACGGTATAAGCCCCTGGACTCCAGTTCTTCAGCCTGGCGGGTCAGGCACAAAATCACCCGGGGATCGTTAGTGCCGACATAGAAATTGCGCACAGGTCTGGTTTCACGAACTGGTTGTGGTTCCGGCTCCTGCGCTCTCTCAGTCAGGCGCGGGAAATGTCTGCGTGTATCTCCTTCACAACGGTGAGCCACACGCCCACTCTGACGTAACTTGCTTGCTGACTGCAGAACGCGCTGCCGTGAGTAACCTGCAAAAGCATCCGCAATGTCTCCGGAAGTACACCCCGGATGGGCTTCAATGAATTTCTGAACTTCATTCAAAAGACTCATGATCACCCCCTGAATCCTGCCGGGATCTGGCTGTAGTCCACGTTGTCGTAACTGGCTTTGAAGTACGGGTCCTCGCGTCTGGCTGCAGATACCGCAGGAACTTCCCAGGATTCTTCGAAATGACGATCCGGACCAAAGAACGTGACAGCCTGTTTCACAAATTGTGTGCCGCTGTTACCCATCGCAGATACCCAGCCCGCGTAGCGTTTCACACCTTCCAGCATGGTTTCGGGGTTTACCCCCTCATTCAAACGGGCTTTCCAGGCTTTGAAGGCTGCAGATTTTGAATTGCCACCAGCACGTTTGGGATATGCCAGCCATGCCTGCTCAAACTCCGGAGAGTATTCCGGTCGGTTTGAACGAACTCGCACGGACTCATCAACTGATGCACCAACAGCTATTGGTTCATTGACTGGTTCTTTGACTGGTTCAAAAGAGTGACTGGTTCTGGGTGAATCTCCTGCACTACCCCCTGGTGCAACTCCTGCACTACCTGGTGAATTTGCTGCGCCAGATAGTGAATTATTTGCACTACCCCCTAGTGAATCTCCTGCACCATCCAGATGAAGGAGATAGATATTACTTGAGTTACCTTTTTCACCTTTCCGGGTGACTTTTTTTACCAGCCCGGACTCACAAAGGGCCGCAATATGATTCATCACAGAACGTTTGCTAATCTCGCACTGGTCAGCAATATGCTGGTAGCTGGGCCAGCACTCCCCCTGATCGCTGGCATTATCAGCCAGCTTGATCAGAACCAGTTTTCGCAATGGATTACCCACTCGAATTTTCATCGCTTTAACCATCAGCTCCATACTCATGCTGCACCTCCGAGATGCTTCATGTTTTTTCCGGAGCGAAAGGCTATAAGCGGCATACTGACGCGGTAATTACGGCCCAGCGGTTCACAAATCACCTTCTGACATTCACGGTCAACCAGGCTAACACGTAGAACATGCCCTGCAGGTGTGGTGTACCACTGACCCGGACGAGGACAACGGAAAGTCTGATTGGTAAACCGTTTGAAAATATTCCGGATCATTTGCGCCCCCTTACCTCTGAAGGGTTCAGCGACAAATTTATGAGGCAGGCCAGCGCCGAAGCATCATTAATATAATCATATAAGCTAACAGCCAGCGGAGATTCAGCTTTTGCCAACATAGGATAAAGCTGCTGCAGCCAGACCTTGTGGATTACCGACAGGTGGGAGTAAAGCACGCTGGCGTTATCTGCGGCATCGCTCAGCGTGGATGGCTTTGAAAGCAGTTTTTCCATCTGGTTAAAGGCATTGATGTATGCCTCTTTGAACCGGGCAGCACGTTTACCCGTGAAACCCATAGCAAGAAACGCAAAACCGTCTCGTGTGATTTGATAGCAAGGGAGCTTGCGTGTACCACCGTTCGGTTGATTTACCGAAATCGATGTCTCCGCAAAATTGCGGGCACAAAACTCAGGGGAACAATCCAGAGTGCGGATCTTTTTCAGCACATCGTCGTGACGCTTGGAGAAGAAGTTGGCAACAGCCAAAGAAGTGGTAACGGCCTGGCCGTTGTCAATGGTGATTTCAGGTTGAGTGAGGGCTTGGATCGTAGCCATGATGGCAGCCTCCGTTGACAGTGAAAAACTTCCACCACCGGAAACGCCAATTTCACTGGTGGTGAACTGGACGGGGTTGGCGTAACCGGCGTCAACGGAGACCGGCGCACCTTTCGGTGCCCCCGCCCAGCCCACCATAATCTGGATGTGAGCAAATGCGGACGATAAAAAAGACGCTGGCGCGTCATACATCGCCGTTGACAATTTCAGGACGCCAATCCCGGCACCCGCTTTATAAGGTGCCTGAACAGTGTAACGTCCCGGAATTGCAGAATCAATATGCTGGTGGTCCTTCACACTCAACAAAATCACGCCTGAATTTCCACAAAGGACTAAAGCACTCATGCGGGTAGTCTTTGCGAAGATAGATAACGCGCTGTGTTTCTGGCTCCCAACGAATAACATGAACATAAAGTCCTCTTCCGTCACGAAACCAGCGGTTAAGTTCCTGCACAACTCGCCCCCCACAGTCAGGTAAAGTTCTCTGTGGTTACTTACAGCCAGGTGATTTGGTAATCTGCATTCATGCCGTAACAACAAGTGTTCAGCGACGCTGACCACCAGCTGTTGCGACAAACGGTTATTTGCCGTTAAACTGTTCATGCGTTAGTTTCTCCACAGACACAAAACGCCACGACGCCCGGAGCTGCACACTCGCGGGCGTTACTCTTTTCTGGAGCGCAGAAGATTTTGTAGACCAGTGCTGCATGCTCCTGGAGCTTCGAAATTGACAGATACAACTCATCATTAATTGCTGTCTGCTCGTGTGGCTCCACTACCCCATCTTCGATTGCCGAACGAATCTGCTTTGAGTAACTCCCGATCTGTTCGATGACTTCCAGCAGGCGCTGGTTTATATCGGCGTTCTCTACTTCCTCAATTTCTGGAAGTGATACAAACACCCCACCAGCAGACTGTGCGACAGCATCCGCAATGTAGTGAGTGCCAGCCGCGCGCTGTAAAATCATTGCCCATCCCAGCGGGAAAATCTGATCGCCATCGGCACGAAGGCGGTTAAATAATGCGTTCTCTGTTACATCCAGCCAGTCAGCAGCTTCAGCGTACCCCCCCGGCAACGCTGCGATAGTTTTTCTGACAGCTTTCACGTACCACTCAGGCTGTTTTTCTACTTTCCAGTGATGCTTACCCACGGTTCACCTCCTGTTCCTGTGGTTTAAACCCATTCTGGTTTTGGCTAGATTGAAAACGTGCCGGATAAAGAATCTGCATTTCGCTGACTTCACCCTTAAAAAAATTGGCTAAACGTTCTGCAAGCTCGATAGATGGAATCTGCTCCAGCCTCTCAATACGACTCAACGTCGCTGGATTGACTTGAACACCCGCAGCAACATGCTGCAAAGTGAAACCATGCGCCTTACGCACATTTCGTAATGGTGATTGCATACGCCCTCCAAATATTGCGCGTTATGCATGTTATTTCACGCAATTATTTTGCGCAAGTTGATTTGCTTATCACGCAATAAAGAAATGTAATAAACGCATGAACATAGGAAACCGAGTCAGACAACTTCGCCAAGCGAAGAACATGAAAATCGCCGATCTCGCTGAAGCGATAGGAGTAGATGCGGCGAACATCTCGCGCTTAGAAACGGGTAAGCAAAAACAATTTACCGAACAAACACTGAGTAATATTGCCAAGAGCTTAGGTGTTGATATTGCTGATCTCTTTACCTCTGCCCACAAAAGTAATACTGTATATAAAAACAGTAATAATGAGGATGTTGCGCAGGTGAAGGATGTGTTCCGTATTGAAATGCTGGATATCAGTGCCAGTGCGGGAAATGGCCTTATCCAGGGCGGTGATGTCATTGATGTGATTCATGCCATCGAATACAGAACTGATAATGCTGTATCAATGTTCGGCGGACGACCAGCCAATCACATCAAAGTTATCAACGTTCGTGGGGACAGTATGTGTCCAACCATTGAGCCAGGAGATCTCATCTTCGTTGATGTCAGCATCAATCAGTTTGATGGTGATGGTATATATGTCTTTGGTTTTGATGACAAAATATACGTTAAAAGACTTCAAATGATTCCTGACAAACTGCTGGTGATTTCTGATAACCAGATTTACCGTGAATGGGGAATTACTAGCGAAAACGAACACCGATTCATGGTCTTTGGAAAGGTCTTAATCAGTCAGTCGCAAACCCTTAAGAGACATAATTAACCTCAATATCCCATCCATCGGCCACCGAAAGGTGGCTTTTTATTACCTATAAATTTGCATATCTCGCAAATACCACTTGCATATCTCGCAATTTAATTTTATCTTTTATTCCAGACCAACTACAGGATTACAACAAAATCTGGTTGCAACACGGTGCATGTGTCGTAAGCAGTCAGTAAATGTCAAAAACGAACAGGCAGGACGCCCACGAAGTAGCCGCCTGGGGCATATGAAGTCCAGGATGATTCGTTGAGTCATGTTGTGCCACTAGGCACTCATGTTAAAGCAGGTGTATGAAATGAAAGTCCAGATTTTAAACAATAACTGTGAAGTCGTTTGGTCATACGACATAGCCGCCCCTGTAGATCAGAGCGGCGATAGCTGGACCAATGGGAAACATCAGATTATGGCTGGAGTTGTGTTCTCTTTACGCCGTGCTTTAGAACAGGCTGAAGTCTTTCCATCAGACCCTGAATGGAAATGGCCTTTTTCTATTTGTCCAAATTCGGAGAGTACATTTCAGAAAATTGGTCAGAAAGTCGCACTCGAAGAGCATCAGCCAACTGTTTCCTGATTTTTTCAGGTAACTCGTCGGCATCGCAGAAACAACAACGCTCGATCATGTTGAAAGCCGATTCGTAGAACTGTTTTTGCTGAGTGTCGCTGAGACAGGAAAAGAGCGACGTTACGATGATTTTATTAATTGCATTATCAAGTTCTTTTTCATCAAAAGTCATTTGATTTTCCTTTTATGTATACGGGCTTAAAAGGATACCACCGAGCCTGAAGTGGTGAAAAGACAGGCACATAACAGCTAAGTATTTTCAACCAGAGAGAATCCTTAGCGTTGTGGTGAATGCGGCTCAGCGCACGCGGGTTAAGGTTGAGGCTGACAGTCGACCTTCTGTGGATACCCACCCGCCTGGTGTGCAACCTTCGCCAGGCACCGGGAGGCACCCGGCACCACAACTTTATGCTGTGTGTAGTCTTAGCGGTACCAGCTTGTACCCTTGCTTCCGGCTGGTACCGTCCTTTTTACAAAACAGAGAAGAGCATCACCGGACGACGGGCTCATAACCCAATCCATCCGGGCGGCTGCCACCGCAGGTGTTCTTCTCTGTTTTGTGGAGAAACTAACCGCCCCTACGGGGGCATTTATGGAAATGTAATTGACTCAATAATCGCCGGACGGTGAGGGCTTCCTTTTACCCGAATTCAGCGCGGTGCAGCGCATATACGTGGAG